GTTTGCAATGTTTCTGGATGAGAGTGGTTATGTAGGTGTGTACGAGAAAGTAGATATAATGTTAGAAGACGAGACAAGTGAGAGGTGGCGTAGTGTGCACTCATTGTTTGGGGATGGAGAGTGAAGATATTAGTTATACCGGACTGTCAAGTTAAGCCCGGCGTACCTATTGAACACCTTACATGGGCAGGAGAGGCGATCTGCGACTACCGACCGGATGTTATAGTTAACATTGGCGACTTCGCGGACATGCCTTCTCTGTCAACACATGATAAGGTGGGTAGTAAATACTTTGAGGGCAAACGTTACAAGGATGATATTGATTATGCGAAAGCGGCTATGGCAACGATGCTTAAACCTCTACGTGATCTTCAAAGAGTACAGAAGACAACAAAGCACAAAGTATATAAACCTCGGCTAGTCTTAACTATGGGCAACCATGAAAATAGAATTAACCGAGCCGTAAATAGTAATCCAATGTTAGAGGGTGTGATCTCGACCGCTGACTTAGGATATGAAAAAGATTGGGAAGTATATGAGTTTCTTAAACCTGTTTTTATCAATGGTGTTGGTTTCAACCACTACTGGCCTGTTGGTGTTATGGGGCGACCTGCCAGCACTGCTAGTGTTATCGTTAATAAGTTGCACATGTCTTGTGTTGCAGGGCATCAACAAGGTAAGCAAGTGGCTTACGGCAAAAGGGCAGACGGCAAGTCAATCTGTGGAATAATTGCTGGTAGCTTCTATCTACATGATGAAGACTATATGGATCAACTCTCTAACAAACATTGGCGGGGGTTGGTAATGTTAAATGAGGTAGATGATGGCGCGTTTGATGAAATGTTTCTCTCTATGAATTACTTGGAAAAGAAATATGCCACTAACGCTACCTGATATTTATGATAAACTAAAGCGCATGGATGAGGTTACTTTGCTAGAGCTACTTAACATACACAGCTCTGACATTGTTGACCGCTTCCATGACTTTATTGAAGACCGAGCTGATTATTTAGAGGAAAACATTGATGACAATTAAGATGGACATGAGCCGTGACGCTCTGTTTGACACTCTTGGCCTACAACGCCTACGAGAGAGTTATATGATGGACGGAGAGGTTAGCCCACAGGAGAGATTCGCATATGTATCGCAGGCTTTTTCAAGCAGCCCTGAGCACGCCCAGCGACTTTATGAGTATAGTTCTAGCCATTGGCTCAGTTATAGCACTCCTATTCTTTCTTTTGGTCGTAGTAAGCGTGGACTTCCTATTAGCTGTTTTCTTAACTATATGGAGGATAGTGCGGAAGGTTTGGTTGATAATCTATCGGAGACAAACTGGCTAAGTATGTTAGGGGGCGGTGTGGGTGTCCACCTAGGTATTCGTAACTCAGATGAGAAGAGCACAGGTATCATGCCTCACTTAAAGATGTATGATGCCTCTAGCTTGGCTTATCGACAGGGACGTACACGCCGTGGTAGTTACGCCGCCTTCTTGGATATTAACCATCCTGACATCATTCAGTTCTTAGAGATGCGTAAGGCAACGGGCGACCAGAACCTACGCACACCTAACCTGAACCATGGTGTTAACGTATCAGATGCCTTTATGCAGGTGTTAGAGAAGGCAATGTTAGACGATGACTTTGATGATAGCTGGGACTTAATCAACCCTGCTAGTAAAGAAGTTGTTGAGACGGTATCAGCTAAGTACTTGTGGCAGAAGTTGTTAGACTTACGTATGCAGACCGGAGAGCCTTACCTTATCTTCATTGACGAAGCTAACCGTAAGATGCCCTCATGGTTGCAGAAGGAGGGGTTAACAATTAATGGTAGTAACCTATGTACAGAAATCTTCTTACCCACCAGTAAAGATCGTACAGCGGTGTGTTGCCTTAGTAGTTTGAACTTGGAGTACTTTGATGAGTGGAAAGGTAATGAGCGGTTTGTACCGGATGTTATGGAAATGCTTGACAATGTTATTGACTATTTCCTCAGCAACGCTCCTGATAGTGTTCGTCGTGCAGTTTACTCTGCTACCCGTGAGAGGTCTATTGGAATTGGCGCGTTAGGTTTCCATGCATACTTACAAAAGAATACCTTAGCCTTTGAGGGTGTGATGGCCAAGATGACTAACAAGGATATCTTCAGCCATATAAACAAGGAGTGTTTGCGTGGAGATTCTTACTTGGCTGATAAACGTGGTGCATGCCCTGATGCTGCTATGCACGGGGTTAACAGGCGCTTTAGTCATCACATGGCTATTGCACCCAACGCATCGTCTTCTATTATCATGGGTAATACCAGTCCTAGCATTGAACCTTATCGGGCTAATGCTTATCGTCAGGATACTTTAAGTGGTGCATATGTTACTAAAAATAAGTGGTTGGCTAGAGAGCTTGCTAAGATCGGGTTGGATGATGATGACACATGGGCAACAATTATCGCCAACGATGGCAGTGTGCAGCATCTGGACATTGACGACAATATGAAGGCTGTGTTTAAGACTGCGATGGAACTTGACCAGCGCTGGATTATTGAGCTTGCTAGTGACCGTCAAGTCTATATCGACCAAGGGCAGAGTGTTAACCTATTCTTCCGTCCAGATGTGCAGATCAAGTACCTGCATGCTGTACACTTCATGGCGTGGAAGAAGGGGTTGAAGAGCTTGTATTACCTACGTAGCGATAAAGTGCGTAGGGCAGAGAAAGTAGGCAGTGCAGTTAAGTTGACCTCGATAGACTTATCTGCTATAGTGAACGGAGAATCATGTCTGGCTTGCGAAGGTTAAGGCAGTTGAGTTGGGTAAGGTGGCTAGAGGTGGTCACCTGCCTGCATATTATTAGTAACACATGGAGACAGTGGTGAAAAAAGATTTAACACAAGAGCGTACAACTATGGAAAAAGATGATATTTACTATGTCTACGCTCATTTAGATAACACAGGTAAAACTGTTTATATAGGTAAAGGCCAAGGTGGTAGAGCTTTTTCCACAAATAATAGAAAAGGAGGACATGGGGCGTTTATGATGGGAAAACTAACCAATGGGGATGTATCCTTTGTATTTTTTCTACATAAAAATCTGTCTTCTAATAAGGCTTTAGAAATAGAAGAACAGCTTATAAAAGAAATACAGCCGGAGTTTAATAGATTTTTTACTAATGCGTGGAAAGATGATAATAAAAATAGAGGATTAAAAGGAGCTAATGCGACTAAAAAGAAATGTATAACTCCTTTAGGAACTTTTAATTCTATTTCAGAAGCAGCCAGACAGCATGGTTTTAAAGATGCTGGTTCTATCTTGTATCGTATAAAAAAAGGATTTAAAAATTATGAGTATGTCTAAAAATAAGAATTTAACAAACGAACGAAATAGCTTCCGACCTTTTTCCTACCCTTGGGCATACGATGCATGGCTAGAGCATGAGCAGAGCCATTGGTTGCATACAGAGGTTCCTATGGGTGAGGACTTGAAGGACTACCAGAAGAAGTTGGGTACAGATGAGCGAGAGTTCCTGACTAAGATACTACGGTTCTTTGTGCAGGGCGACCTAGACATTGGTGATGGCTACTACACACATTACATTCCAGCGTTTAAACAACCTGAAGTGCGTATGATGATGAGTGGCTTTGCTGGACGGGAAGCTCTACACGTTGCCGCCTACGCCCACCTAATTGAGACGCTAGGGCTGCCTGAGAGCACCTACAACGAGTTTATGCAGTACGGTGAGATGGTAGACAAGCATGAGTACTTTAAGACGTTAGGCGCCCTTCCAATGGCAGAGAAGATTGCAACCATTAGCGCCTTTGGTGAGGGTATGCAACTATTCTCTTCATTCGTAATGTTACTGAACTTTGCACGTAACGGTAAGATGAAGGGACTGGGACAGATCATTGCTTGGTCGGTAGTAGATGAGACAATGCATGCTGAGGGGATGATTAAGGTGTATCGGGAGTGGGTTAAAGAGAACCCCGGCGACAGTAGTGCCGCTAACATTAAACAGATAGCCCGTAACATGGTAGAGCTAGAAGACCAGTTTATTGACTTGGCCTTTGGTGTATGTGCCGTTGAGGGGTTAACTAAAGAAGGGGTTAAGGAATATATTCGTTATATTGCTGACCGCCGCTTAATCAGTATGGGTATGAAAGGAGTGTTTAAGGTTAAGAAGAATCCTCTGCCTTGGGTGGATGGAATGCTAGGTGTTAGTCATACATCTTTCTTTGAGCAACGGGTGACAGATTACGCTAAAGGAGCAACAAGTGGTTCATGGGCTGACGTATGGGGCAAGGCAGCATAAACAATGTCAAAAGTGCAAAGAAGATAAAGAAATAACTGATTTTTATAAGAACAGAAACTGTACTGGAGGTTATGACACAACATGTAAATCTTGTTTTAAAAGTAGAGCAACAGAATACTACTTAAATAATAAGAAAACAGTGTTGGAAAGACATTCTAAGGATTGGTTGAGTCAAAAACAGAGAAATCTAAAGAAAAAGTATGGCATGTCTTTGGAAGATTATGTTATTCAGTTTACAGAACAAAATGGATGCTGTTATATTTGTAAAGAGCAGCACGTTTTATTTGATAAGGCTGTTAACCAATTAGTTGTTGACCATAACCATAATACAGGTAAAGTTCGTAAACTTCTTTGTAATAAATGTAATCAAGGCTTGGGATTATTTCAAGATAACTTTGATTTACTGACAAAAGCTGCTGAATATCTAAAAGAACATAAGGAATAAAATGGTAACTCGTAAACGACAAACAATGGTAGAGACAGAACCAGTTAAACCGCAACATGGATTAAAGATGCGGCTGGATGATATGTTAACGGTGCAACCTAAGACGGATAAGCAACGTGAGTTCTTTGAGGCATACCAAC